TTTCAAAATTCACTTGAATACCTCTAATAAGTTCTGAAATTCTTGATTTACGGTCTAATATAACTTGTCTGCGTTGACTTGGTGCATATGATCCATCTAAATGAGATGCATCTTTATCAGAAGCTGTAGATGTTGGAATGAGATGTATATTTGAATTTACAAAAGAGTCTATGACTTTTCCAGAGTATTCATCAGCATTTTTAGAGAATTTTGCATTATCCATTAGGTTTGAATCTCCAATACTAATTCTATCGTGTGTATTAAATTCTTCAAAATATTTAAATTCATCTATTGCATAGTTCTTATTATATATATCGTGTGTGATATTTTTAGAAGCTAATGTTCCACCAATTATACTTGTCATCATATCACTAGCTGTTACTATATCATATTGTAATATTCTTGTCAAATTAAGTATTGTATTTTTCTTTGAACCTTCTTGCAATCTCTGATTAGTTCTAATATTATCACCATAATGGTACGATCCTTTGTCTGGCATTTTATAAAGGCTTTGCAAACTTCTAAAGTGAATACCTTGAGTATTTTCAAAAAATAGATAATGAGGTGATCCTGTTTCTTTAGAAACTGATTGATTTAAAAGATGGTTTACAATTGTATATGGGTGATGATTTGGACAGACATATTTTCTAATTCCTGTTGTTGGCTCTGTTATTATTTTTTTAGTTGTCCCAACATATTTTGTATTTGTCAATAAATCTCCTACAGTGTCAGATATACTTTGTGTATAACTTCTAGATACCCTTGTTTGCAAATTTTTTAATAATTCTGGTGAGCAAAATTTTAATATATGAACATTAGATCCATGTGATGCATCTGTAGATAATCCTACACCAAATACTGCAAATTTATGTTCTGTAAAATTAAAGTGATTTTCATCTTCTTCAAAATTAGGAGTTTTAAATTTAATTGATAATGTTTCTTGGCCTATTATGGGAAAATTTGTTATTAAATTGTCCGTATCAAACATTAATATCTCACCAGAAATTGCATTTGAAAATATACTTTCATGTATATTAATTCGTAATGCATGGGTGTCCATATAAATAAATTTTCCAGTACTGGAAAACAATTTAAATTCTTCAATTTGAAACTCACCAGCATATTGTAAATCTGATTGTGCATATTGCGACATTAGATAATCGATTCTTTCATTAAATTTTTATACTCATTTACAAATTGTCCTATATATGAAGGGTCAAGTAAACGAATCTTTCTCATCTCATCTTGTTGATTTTGTTCATATTCAAAATTAGTTATAACTGTTGCAGAAGCATATGCATCAGAATCTATAGGATTATAAATCTCTATTTTTTTTGTTGTATCACCAGAATCTTGTGTTACTTCATAGTGATGTGTTGCATCTGGATTTGTATATTTTTCTTTTACATATGCTTGAAATTGTGGTGTGGTCATAGGCCATTGATGATATCGGTCTGTGATATCATTAATTAATAATATTACCCAATGCAATTCTGGGTCACCATATAATTTGCTTGCAATGGATTCTGGTGTTTCACCTTCTTTTACATCATAAGTATCATATAACAAAGTATTTGTTTTTACTTTTGTACGAACAGCGACACGCCTTAAAAGATTGGTAACATCTTTAAATTCACCATCACCTACAGAATCATATACGATTATTGGAATGTTTTTAAAATACATTTTTAGTATCCTTATTCTATGCGTTGTCTTCTGATACTCTGCGTCTGGTTAAGAAATCAAATTCTTTAAAGTTTAATGTCAAGGTTGTTTCTAATGGTGGAGCACCTTTACCCAATTCACCCTCAAAAGTTTTATACCTATCTCCACCATAGGTTACATTCATACTTTCTAGCACACATTCTCCTATTGTATGAAGATACTCATTTTCTGAATTTATATACATATATTTAATATCAAATGTATTAGGAACAATCATAGCTCTAGGGCCTCCAGATTCCATAAATTCTGGTAACATATTTAATTTAAATGCTTTAACAATTTTTTGTATTTCTTCAGATTCTTTTTTGTTTCTGGGCATCTTTTTGGAACACCTTTAAATGCAAGTTCCATTCTCTCTGCAAATATTCTACCTGCTGTCATTTGTTCAACTTCTCTCATTCCTCTAAGGCCAGGTATCGTACCAATCGTTGCAGCTGCCGTACTTTTTATTGTATCTATTAATTCTTTATCTGCACTTCCAACTATGTTAGCAAATGTGTCCCAACCACCCTTCATAAGTGCATCAAAGGCTTGCATTGCTTGACTTGTAAATACACCTATCTGTGTGTCTGTATAAGTTGCATTATAAGTTGATTGAACCTGTGCTGGCATATACATGGTAATTGCTGTTGTTGCTCTTGTTGTTGCGTGTCTTTTAACGAAAAACTGTTTTCCTTTAAAATAATCTGTTTGTGGTGGGTTAGCTATTGCGTGAAAGGGTTTTGATTTTTCTTCCATTGATTGTTCTTTATTATTGTGGCCTGCTAGTACATGAGTACTTACTGGATTAGTTTTTTCGCCAACCCAATTTAAAGCATCTCCTTCTGCCTTTTCCTGTGCAATTTTTAATTCATTACCAAGATGATAGCCCGTTGCAGCTGCAGATAAATTTTCTTCTCCACTTACACTATCTGTAAATTTTATTTTTGAGTGTGTTTGTTCGTTTACATAAAACATAATATAATGTCCATGATTACCACTACTTTCGTCAGATAAAACATCAAGAGGAAATGCAAGGTGTGAAAAAAGTTCAGACCCCTTAATACCAGTCATGTCGC